CCTATCTTTTCTTTTACATTGGTTTATATACGTTTTAGTTTCTGTTTTTTTCACTCAGAGTGGTATTAACTGAACTGGTTTGGAATGAGGTGAACACAAGTGGGCAAGCGTGGACCGATTGCGAAACCGCCGACACAGCTGCATGGGCGGTCAAAATCAAATCTGGTCCTCCTGGAAGGCGAGAGCTTTGACCCAGGGGAACCACCTTTTCCGCATCAGCGAGAAGATTGGGATTTATATTGGTCGTCTCCAGCTGGAGCAGCTGCTAGACCTGAAGATAAACCAGCGGTGGAGAGATTGTTTAAGCTCCGCGCTCATTTCGAGGCTTCGATTCAGATTGCTTCTAATGAGCCAAAGGTTGAAGGTTCAACTGGGCAGATGCGCCCAAACCCTTTTTACGACACGGCTTTGAAATTAGAGGCGGCGATATTACGCCTGGAGAATGAGCTTGGTGTTACGCCTAAAGCTCGCGCAGCTCTAGGGCTGACAGCTGCTCAGGCAGGATTAACGGTTCAACAAATAAACGAAAGGCTTACAGCTGGTCGCGAAGCGATTGATGTTGATGCCTGGACAATAGGAGGGACAGAAAATGATGAAGGTTTGGCTGGAGAAGCCTAATGACTGGTGCTGTGATTTGAGTATTACCCACCGACCCAGGGTTCGCAGCCTTTTTGTGGTGCGCCCATGAGTGCGGTTGATTTGAATGTGGAGCTGGTGGAAGTTGATTCCCTGGTTTTGCATCCTGACAATCCCAGGCAAGGCGACATCGGAGCAATAGCTACAAGCATTGAACGCAATGGATGGTATGGCGCTCTCGTTGTGCAGAAGGAAACGAACCGAGTCCTGGTAGGCAATCATCGCCTTCAGGCTGCACAGCATTTGGGTTTCACTCAGGTTCCTGTTCATTGGGTGGATGTTGATGACGTAACAGCTCGGAGAATCCTTTTAGCTGACAATCGTTCATCTGATTTGGCTACTTACAACGAGACTGACTTGGTTGCATTGCTCAAAACGCAAGATGAGGATGATGACTTACTGGGAACAGGTTTTGACGGTGATGACTTAGACGAATTATTGGAGGAGCTGGCAGAAGCCAGCAAAGCTGAAGTGTCAAATGACGAATGTTACACTCCAAAATGGTTCTTCGATAATCTCGGATTAGAGTTCGACCTTGACCCTTGCTCTTGTCCTCCTGAATTCAGCAATGTCCCAGCTAAGACTTTATGGACAATCGAAGATGATGGTCTGTCACAAGACTGGTTTGGGAGAGTGTGGATGAATCCTCCGTTCTCGAAACCTGACCCTTGGGTCACTAAGTTCATTGAGAACGGTCATGGCGTGGCTTTGCTTCCTGTGTCTGGTGGAGCTAAGTGGTTTTATCGCTTTTGGAATGTTCCTGAAGCTCGTCTTGTTCCTTGGCACGATTTATTCGACAGACCTGATGGAACACAATATGGGATTCCATTGGAACTGATGATTTGGGCGATTGGCGAAGAGTGTATTGAAGCCTTAAGCAATTTTGAACATAAAGCGAAAACAGGTTTTTCAAAGATGCTTGTTCGATGAGCAGCTGGATACGCACAAGCTCTGAAGCCAGGAGTGATTGGTTGCAGGACTTAGAACATCGCGAAGAACGCTCGGATGGCTGGTTTGCTTCTTCCTGGATAGCTGCCAACTGTGTCCACACTTCCTCCAAATGGGTAGGACAGCCCTTCGAGCTGCTTCCCTGGCAGGTTCGGCTCCTGGTGGAGCTGCTCGAATTAGACCAGATGACGCTCAAAAGAAAGCACAGGTGGTCGTACATTTCGCTTGCTAAGAAGCAAGGAAAGACCGAATTGTGTGCAGCCCTGGCGCTTTGGTTAGCGATGGGAGCTGATGACGCTGCTGATACTTCGCCGTTGATTGTGGTTGCAGCTGGTAACGATGACCAGGCAGACTTGTTGTTTTCCGCAGCTCGAAGAATGGTGGAACGCTCACCGACACTTTCCCAGGTGGTGCAAATCTATGAAGGCGAGCTGGTTATTCCAGAGATTGATTCCAAAATCATTCGGGTTTCCGCTTCTGCTCGTAAGCATGGCTCGAACCTTGACGGCAAGAATGTGTCGGGTTTGTTTTGCGATGAGTTGCATGTTTGGGAAGGTGCAAGAGGTGAGCTGGTTCATGGAACGCTTGCCAGGTCAACAGGAGCGCGAGAGCAGCCCCTGGTTGTGCAGCTGACAACAGCTGGATTTGATAGAACTTCTATCTGCTGGAACCAATACCAAAGAGCGAAAGAAGCAATCAACAATCCAGAAAGCGACCCTGCTTTCTATTCGTTCATTGCTGAAGCTCCTGAAGGATGCGAACTGACAGACGAGGCTTTTGAAAAAGCCAACCCTTCTTACGGTGCAATAGTCAGTCCAGATTTTTACCAAGACCAAACAGGCTCAATGCCAGAGACAGAAGTTCGCAGGTTCTTTCTTAACCAATGGGTAACTATGGAGGAACAGAACTGGCTAGGCGACCACCCTGGAGCTTGGGCAGAATGTGAAGGCAAGCCAGACATCCAGGAAGGCGACCCGATAGTCGTTGGAGTTGACGTAGCGCTCAAAAGAGACACAACAGCTGTTGTTTTCGCTACTGAAAAAGACGGCAAGTACCACATTAAGTCGAAAGTGTGGGAACCGAAAGACGGCAGGATTGACCACCTGGAGATAATCAACTACATCAGAGGACTTGATGAGAAATACCAGGTACTCGAAGTGGTTTACGACCCCAGGTTCTTTGAGGTTCCAGCTTTAATGCTCCAGGATGAGAACATTCCGACTGTGGAGCTGCCGCAATCTCCTTCCAGGATGAGCGGTGTTGTGGCTGGTGGTTATGACTTAATTGTCGGAGGTTCGATTGTCCATGATGGCGACCCAACACTCGCCGACCATGTGACCGCAGCTGTGCGGCGTGAATACACAGACTTCTGGACACTCTCAAAAGGGCGTTCAAAGAGACACATTGACGCTTGCATTGCAATGCTTCTAGCTATCCACCGACTCCAGGTAGGCGAAAGCGACTGGACACCAAAAGAACCGCCGAGATTGATAACGCTATGAAAACACCAGCTGTCATTACTGCAATAATTGTCGTGGGTGGAGTCATCTGGAACTACTGGATAAAGAAATGAACGGTTCTCCAGCTGGTGAAAATAAGAAGATAGACAAACCGTGGGAGGCGATGTATCGAGCTTTGCTTAAAGGCTTGTTTATTCTTCTCCGAGATAAATCAACTAAGCGCCAACAAATCAAATATTTGAAGGTCATTGTCGCAGCTCATATTTGCAACATGGCTGAATATGACGGAGTGCCTGAAGAAGAATGGATGGAATACAGAGGCTGGAGAAATGACTGAAAAGCCTTTGACATATTCAGATTATAGATGGGCGCCTGTATCAAGCGTTTGTGGTTCGCCTTGTTCTGGAAAGACGACAACTATTGACGCTGTTGTTAAACCAGGGGAACTCATCGTGGAGTTTGACCGTTTAATGATGGCACTTACTCCTGTTGGAACCCATGACCATGCGGATTCGGTGAAGGCTTTTGCCTGGAGCGCGCAAGCTGCTCTCCTTCGGCGTTTAAGATTCCCTTCGCAGATACCCAGGGCTTATCTCACAGCTCTCGCTCCTACTAACGCGCAGCGAGCGAGGTATTTGATAGGTCCGAAAGCAACCATGACTGTTCTCCAGGTATCCCAGGAGACAGCACACAACAGAGCTGAAGAAGCTGGTCGCCCTGGTGCCTGGCATGAATTTATAGATACATATTTTGAAAGATACGAAGAACCTGACGACCCAAGGGTGAAGGTTTTTAACACAGAAGAAATGAAATGAACGTAAACACTTTTTTAGAATTGGCAGGAATTGGTCTTGTCATTGCTGGACTGGTTCTCATTAGTTTGCCTGTTGGCTTAATTGGTGGAGGAGCAGCTCTGGTCATTATCGGATTAGGAACTCAATGAGCATCATTCGCAGGGCGTTCAGTCCTTCACAAGAACAGAGGTCGATTTCTTTCCAGACGTTATTTGGAACAGGTCGCAATATGTACGGTCCGCAGACATCTTCTGGGATGCCTATGTCTGAAGATGGAGCGATGAAGGTAACAACAGCCTGGGCGTGTGTTCGACTTCTGGCAGACACGATTTCAACACTCCCAATGGACCAGATGATTCGCCAGGATGGTCAACGCAGAGCGTATAGACCGAAAGCTCCGTGGGTTGATGTACCCGACCCAGCTGACCCTTCATTCACTAACCATTCACTAATTTCGCAGATAATGGTGAGCCTGTTGCTCGATGGGAACGCTTTTATTCACGTAACCAGAGACGATTATGGCGAAGTCCTGGCATTGACGGTTCTTGACCCACAGCGAGTTCGTATTGAAACCGAAGGGCGCACCCCGATTTACAAAGTTGACACTCAAAGCAGCACCGATTTCACTTTGTCCATTGAGGATTGTTTGCATATTCCCCTGGTGCAGATGCCAGGAACACTCCGTGGCTTATCTCCTATTGACCAATGCCGAGAAGCTCTTGGTTTGACAGCTGCTGGCGAAGATTTCCAGAGCCGTTACTTTGGGCAGGGGACAAGCTCGACAGGTTTAATTGAATACCCAGGCGACTTAACAGCTGACCAGGTGCAAGCATTATCAGACCATTGGAAAGCAACTCATACTGGGCGCGCTAATGCTCACGCTCCAGCTGTATTGACAGGCGGTGCGAAATTCACGCCTTTAAGTTTTACAGCTGACCAGATGCAGCTGTTGGAGCTTCGACAATTCCAAAGAGCTGAAATTTGTGCTATTTATCGAGTGCCGAGTGCGTTAGTCCAGGACAATCAACCAGGAGCTGTGTCTTACGCTTCTGTTGAGCAGCAAGCTCTGGCATTTGAGAAGCACACCATTCGCCCTTATGTGCAGCTGCTGGAGCGTCATTTGTCCAGGCTTACACCTGGCGCGAGCTTCATTAAGTTGAATATGGAAGGGCTTTTGCGCGGCGACCAAAAGAGCCGCTACGAGGCTTTTGCTACTGGTTTGAATAATGGCTGGTTGTCGGTTAATGAAATTAGAAGATGGGAAGATATGCGCCCTGTTGAGAATGATGCAGCTGACAAGTTCAGGATGCCTTTGAATATGGGTGAACAAGAAGCGGCTTCCCTGGCTGTTTTGAAATCTCGCGTGGGTATAGCTTCGCAGCTGGTGGGAGCAGGTTATGAACCTGAACAAGCAGCTGCTATCGCAGGGCTAGACATTGAACATACTGGCGTACCGCCTTCGGCGTTACAGCCTTTGGCGATGCTCG